GCCCGGTATCCAATATATCCTATAAAAACCAGTCCAGCGGAACGCTGGTGCCCGTCCGGCACTAGGACGCCCGGCCGGCGAGGCCGATACTCTCAAAAGCATCGCCTCAGCGATGCGGAGAAACTGCGTTTCTGTCACAATGGCACTAGTTACCTTGATATACTAGTGCTAGTTGACACCAGTCGTTTTCGATCGGTTAGAAGTGACAGCTTGGCAGGAAGGGGAAGGGAGACGGAGCGGAGCTTGCGGAGCGACCTACGACCGCCCCCGCCCTGCTTCGCTGTCACGATCTCCGATCAGGACGGAATGTGTCAACAAACAATATTATTCATCAAAAAAAGTTCAACTATGCCTGACTATAGTGAATCTCTAATAGCTGCTGGCTCTAACTTAATCGGCCAGACTGCTAATGCTGTTGCGCAAAGCAACCTTAATAAAAAAACTCGTCAATGGAATGAAAAGATGCATGCTCAAATGCGTCAGGAGGCTCTTGCCGACTATCAAATGCAAAATGAGTACAATCATCCTTCGTCGCAAATGGCTCGCTTAAAAGCTGCCGGATTGAATCCTAACCTTGTCTATGGTAATGGTGCGACTACTGAATCCGCTTCTATTCGCCCAGCAGGTGTTGATAGCTGGAATCCTCAAGCCCCTCGTGTTGATCTTGGTGGCGCTGCTGAAGCGGGTATAGCTGCTTACTATGATACGCAAGTGAAGCAAGCGCAGATTGATAATCTGCGCACACAAAATACCGTGTTGGAACAGGAGAAACTTCTCAAGATGGCTCAGGTCACAAACACAATGGAGCAATCGACTGCTACTGGAGTTAACACTCAATCGAAATTGTTCGATTTGGATCTCAAAAAGACTCTACGTGACACCAATCTTACGATCGCTCAGGAACAGTTACGCAATTTGCAAGGTCGTACTGATGTTATGCTTGATGCCAATGATCGTGCTGCTGCTATGCAAGCGCCTAATCTTACTGCTGCCTTCGAAAAAATTTTAAATTTGCGCGCTTCGCGCGCTAAGGACGCGGCCACTGCGGCGGCGATATCGCAGCAGTTAAAAAATCTTAAGAGCGATAACAAGCTCAAGGAGCTTGATATTAATTTGAAGTCGCTCGGTATTCAGCCCGGTGATAACATGTTCCTTCGTATCATCGCTCAGTATGGTAAGACGCTTGGATTATTCTAATTAATTTTTATCTTTATCTGGTCAACAACATTTATTCATTTAAAAAAGGAGGTCTGTTATGACACGTCGATATGGTTCCCGGCGAAACCGGGGTAGATCTAGGAAAAGGTCCCGTTCGCGTAAATCTCGCTTCTACACTTTGCCTCGTGGTGGCTATCGTCTTTGATCGCTTTAATGCCTCGGCTCTATGCTGGGGCTTTCTTTTATCTTAAACATTTATTCAAACATGAAGAATGCCTTGAACTCAGTCAAGGTTGCAGCACCTGCTGTCAATGCGTTTAATTTATCGCATGACGTAAAGCTGTCTTGCCAGATGGGACAACTTGTTCCTGTGTTGGCAATGGAAGTAATACCCGGCGACCGTATTCGTCTCGGCGCTGAGAATTTAGTTCGTCTCGCTCCAATGCTTGCTCCTATGATGCATCGTGTTGATGTTCGTGTGGAGTATTTCTTCTCTCCTAATCGTCTTGTTTGGGACAAGTGGGAGACTTGGATATCTAATGGAGGTTCGGAACCTGATCCCGTGGATCCGCTTCCTGCCCATCCGTTTATTCTTTACAATTCGGATGGTTCTGGTTCTCCTGCTCCTTATGAGTACAATCGTTTAATGGATTACATGGGTTTGCCTCGTCCTGATCAATGTCCGGATCCTACTCATGGTGAAAAGGTCAGTGCGTTGCCTTTTGCTCATTATCAAAAAATTTACGATGACTACTATCGTGATGAGAATTTGCAAGAGTCAAATTTCGAGGGGTTGAATGATGGTTATAACAACGATAGTGAGTTGGTGAATCTTCGTTATCGTGCGTGGGAGGCTGACTATTTTACTAAGGCTTTGCCGTTCGCTCAGAAAGGTCAGCCTGTGGATCTTCCTCTTGGTACTGTTGAGGTTGATACCTCTTCTGGTTTGCCCGGTCGGTTCGTGAAGGCTGATGGTTCTTTTGGTGCGCCGTTCGGTGATCTTTCTGCGGATTCGTTTACCGGTGCTGTTCGTGTTGGTGATTCTGGTAGTGGTTCTAATGTGGTGGGTGTTTATGATCCGCAGGGTACGCTTACTGTTGGTGCTACTACTATCAATGATCTTCGTCTTGCTTATCGTCTGCAAGAGTGGTTGGAAAAAAATGCTCGTGGTGGTACTCGTTATGCTGAGCTAATTCGTTCGCACTTTAATGTGCGTCCTGAAGATGCTCGTCTGCAACGGCCTGAGTATATCGTCGGTGTTAAAAATCCGATACAGATCTCTGAAGTGTTAAACACTACTGGTGGTGAGGATCTGCCGCAAGGTAACATGGCCGGTCATGGTGTCGGTTATGATCGTGGCAACTTTGGTAAGTACTTCGCTACTGAGCACGGTTATGTGATCGGCATTCTTTCTATCATGCCGAAAACCTGTTATCAGCAGGGTATACCTCGTCATTTCTTGAAGTACGAGGATCCTACTCAGTTGGCTTGGCCAACGTTTGCGAATCTTGGTGAGCAGGAAATCCAAAATCGTGAGATCATGGCGTTTCGTCCTGGTAATGTCGGTGAGGCAACATTCGGTTACATGGCTCGTTACCAGGAGTATAAAGGTTTAACGTCTCGTGTGTGTGGTGACTTTCGGACTACGCTTGATTTCTGGCATATGGGAAGGATCTTCGATCCGCTATTTCCGCCGTCTCTTAACTCATCTTTTGTTAAGGCGGATCCAACTCAACGTGTGTTTGCTGTTGAGGATCCTCTTGTTGATCAGTTGTATTGTCAAGTCATGCATCACATTACTGTAGTCCGTGCGCTCCCGGTATATGGAACGCCCACATTCTAATGTGTTATCGACCTATCTTCTTGAAGCAGCAAGGCACATATGTGCCTTGCTCTAAATGTCCGAAGTGTATTCGTCGGCGTGTTTCGGGTTGGTCGTTTCGATTAATGCAAGAGGACAGGATTTCTACATCGTCTCACTTCTTAACTCTTACTTATGACACTAAGTTCGTTCCGATCTCTGCATCGGGTAAGCTCACATTACAGAAGGAGGATCTGCAATTATTCTTTAAGCGTTTACGCAAAGCGCAATGCGGTAATGCGCAATCGCCAATTAAATACTATGCGGTTGGAGAATACGGTGGTCGAACTCAGCGACCACACTATCACATCATCATGTTTAACGCAGATCTCGACTTCATCCAACCGGCTTGGAAGCAAGGACACATCTATTACGGATCTGTCTCGGGTGCATCGGTTGGATACACACTCAAGTATATGTCCAAGCAAAAAAAAGGACGTATTGGAACTACCCCAAATGATGATCGAGTTCCCGAATTTGCTGTGATGTCTAAAGGACTTGGTGTGTCTTATCTCGATGAAACTACTTGTAATTGGCATGTTGAGGATCTCACCGGCAGAATGTATTGCACGCTTGCCGGTGGCGTTAAAATCGCCATGCCTCGGTATTACAAAGAGAAATTGTATTTCGAGATGGAGAAGTCTGCTATTTCTGAGTTCTATAAAATCCAAGCGCACGCTATTGCTATTGAAAAACTATCTAAACAAACTCCTAAATCTGTGCGTGCTGAACAAGCTGCGATTGATGCAGCGTTTGACCGCATGTATTCTTCATCATTAAAAACTGTTGTATGAAACAAGAACGCGATGAATTGCCTCGTATTAAAACTCCTCTCAATGCTCACTTATTCCCTAAAGACTACGAGCAAAATCGAGAACCTTCTCAAACTACGCCCGGCATGTCAATGACGGTACTTGAAATGATTCGTCGGCATAGATCTGGTCTGCCGATCGATCAATCTAAAGGAGCCTTGTATCAAGGCGACGAGTTAATTCCTGATATCAGCAATATGGATCTTGTAGATCGTCATGCTTACATGGATTCCGTTGCTGATGCTTTGGTGGAAGTTAAAGCTCGTCTTGAAGCTGATGCTAAGACTAAAAAACAAAAAGAGTTTCTCGATCAGGTTGACGCTGCTGTTCGTGAGAAACTCGCTCAATTGTCTAATCCTCCCGCTAAAACGGAGGAGCCCGAATGAGTGTCGTGGCGTACGCTCTCTCCGG